AAGCAGTGGTATCAACGCAGAGTACTCAAGAAGCCAATGCCGCTACTGCGCATGAAGTAACTCTGAATACTTCGTTGCCGCAAGGTACATGGCGTCAGGATAACCAAGGTGTTCCTGCTTCGAAAGGCACCTATGGTAAAGCCAAATTCGGTCTTGGCCAGATTACGGATTACAGCCAAGTTGACCGTACTCAGGCTCGTTTGATGGGCAATCTTGAAAAATATCGTTGGACGATGGATCAGTCGCACATCGAAGGTATCAGCCAGCAGATTGCGTCGGCTATCTTCTACTCGAACGAAGCTACGACACCTGCGCAGATTACTGGTTTCTCGCCCTACTACAGTTCGTTGGAAACCACGACTTTGCAGACGGCTAAGAACGTTCTGAATGCTGGCGGTACAGCATCAAGCAACACGTCGATTTGGCGCGTTGATTGGGGCGACCATACTTGCTTCGGTATTTATCCGAAGGGTTCGCAAGCCGGTCTTATCTATGAAGATAAAGGCGAATTTCGTCAGTTGTACGATCAATACGGCAACGGTTTTGAAGGCTACACCAGCTACTTTGAATGGATGCTGGGTCTTGCCATCATGAACTGGACGTATGTTGGCCGTATCTGCAACATCGACACGACCACGGCTGGTCTGGCTGGCACAACGCCTCCTGATTTAAACTCGCTAATGATTCAGTTGTCGTCCAAGATTACGACTTCTCCTCGTCGCATGTTCGGCATTACCGAAGTTGACGCTCCTGGCGATCCGATGCCCGGCACGTCGCCTACTTGGTATTGCAACCGTACTGGCCGCGCTGGTCTGGATATTCAGGCCATCCGTGACAAGAACGTGCTTATCAGCATGAAGGAATACGCAGGTGAGCCTGTTGAGTTCTGGCGTGAAGCTCCGGTTCGTGTTTGCGATGCAATTTTGAACACCGAAAGCACTGTGACGTAATAGAAATTGGGTTAAATTAACCAACTAGAAAAAGGGAAATAACATGGCTTTTCTTGAATCTGTAAGCGGCGCAAATTTTAGCGTTGCGCAAACTGTTACGACAACTGGCGCTTCTACCAATACGTTTGACGTAACGGGCGCAGGTGTTGGTAACGCTCCCGCGATGATCGGCGCTAATGGCGCTAATACTGCAATTGGTGTTGATATTGGCGCAGGCGTCGGCATGGAAGTGCCGCAGGTTATTGTCAATATTACCACGGCAACTACTGTCACTGGTACTTTGACGATTGCTGTTCAATCCGCTCCCGATAACGGTTCTTATTCGGCTGGTACTTGGACAACTCTTTCTTCGACCGCAGCTTTGACTGGTACGAGTCAGTTGTTTGCTGGTGCGATTATTGTGTTGCCCGTTCCTCCTGTTCCAGGCGGTCAGGCTTCTGTTGCAACGCCTCGCTTCTATCGTGTTTATTACACAGTAGGTAGCTCGATTTCAGTCGTTGTAAGCGCAAACCTGACGATCAATCCTCCAACTTATCTTGAAGTTGCTCGTTACGGTTCGAACTTCCCAAGTGGTCTGTAATTTAGAAGGAATAACCAATGGCAGCATCACGTTTATATTCGTCGCCTCCGCAGTATGCGCAATCGCCAAGCTATATTCGGCAAGATATGCCGGTTTATCGTTTGCGGAGCGCATGCTATTTCCAAGATCGTTATCTGGATGGTGGCACGGTTATCAGCTTGCATGAAACGGCTGCTCCCAATCTTGAAATGTTTCCTTTGAATGAACTGGCATACAAACAATATGTGTCGTTCTTAAAAGTTTATGACGAGAATGGGGTTAAATGGTCGGAAAAAGCCAATATGGCTTATGTGCCAAAAGTTCCGGCGTTTTTGACTGAATGGGCAAATGTAAACGCTTTGGCAAAACAACGCGGTATTCCGCTTGAACGTGCCGCTGCTGTTCCTGCGCCTATTATGGTCAAGGCACCTACGGCTCCGATGTTTGAATTGGTTGATATGACGATTGCTCCGCAGATGCCAATTGAAGTTGGTGCGCCCGTTAAAGCAACTGCTTAAGGATTGACATGAGTAAATGGATTCACAATGCGGTAAAAAATGGCCACGGTGCATTGCATCGTGCGCTTGGCATTAGCGAAAATGAAAAAATTCCAGAAGATAAACTAGAAGCCGCTGCCAATTCTCGCAATCCTAAAATTCGTCGTGAAGCCGCTTTAGCTAAAACTCTTAAAGGGTTTCACAAAAAGAAAAAACCGCACATGGGAATGTCATCCTTATATGGCAAAGTTCACTCGAAAGGATAAGACATGGCTTTCAAAGCTAAAAGTTCCAAAGATATGTACAAAGATAGCCCTAAACTTGAAAAGGGCGAAGATGGTAAAGTCGGCGTAAAAAAAGTCACTGAAGCTGAACGTGTTGCTAATAAAGAAAACGGACAGACTTCACCTATGCCGGTTCATGAAGAAATGATGGCGCGTCATAGCAATGATCGCCACATGATGCATGCTAAACATGAACATGAGCATGCAATGCACAAAATGAAAGACAAACATGAAATGCATAAGCGTCATGAAAGTGAAATGAAAGATATGCATCGTCGGCATGAAAAAGAAATGGATGAAGGCGGTCGCGAAGATGCGATGACAAAGGGCGCTGAAATCGAGAAAGAAGGAGAATAATCATGGCTAATGGTAATGAATTTATTCAAAATGTAATTGGCGTTTCTTCTAATGGCCAGCCTTCTGGTCAAAGCCAACAGCTTACATTGGTGGGGCTGACTAATTTTGAAGGCAGCACTTATATTTCTACTATCCAGTCTGTTACCTCCAGCACAACGCTGGTGAGTTCTGGAATGTCTGTTCCCGTCATTGTTGGCGGTGTATATGATGTTGATATTTACCTAAGCGTTACCAATGGTGCATCGGGCGGGTTAAAACTTTCATTTAGCACATCGACCTGTACCGCTACAGCTATGTCGATGGATAGTTGGGCTTACAATACAACGACTGTTGCCGCTCAAGGCAATATTACGGCTCTTGCAAGCAATTTGGTTGCTTATACAGGATCTGTCACGACCGTCAATATTACAGGCACTTTTGTTGCGGCAACTGCTGGTAATCTTGTTCTTTCTTTTGCGCAAAACGCCAGCAATGCAACCGCGACCAGCTTAAATGTCTGTTCTAATTTCTGGTGTGACCGCATCTCTTAAGGATAAAGAATGTTCAATGGCTTTAAACATATGGCTAAAGCGTTACCGGAAACAACCGGTGGCGTTATGGGCAGTCAAGAAGGTAGGGAACCAAGTTATCCGTTTGGTTTGAGCATTTCGCTTGATGCCGAGGATTTAAAAAATCTTGGCCTTGATTGCGATGATGAAGATTGCAAAGTTGGAAATTACATCCATCTTCATTTGCTGGCTGAAGTAACTGGTATTCATAAAACTGCCGATCATGTTTTGCTTAATTTGCAAGCCACACATGCCAAGTGCGAAAATGAGAGCGGCGAGGACGACGAAGAAGAAAACGAGATGGACGGGGCGGTTTAAACTTCCTCGATAAGGGAGATTAAATCATGGCTTCAGGTAGCATCGTCGATTTGACCAACCGCGCACTTGCAAGTATTGGCTCTCGTTCACAAGTTCAAAGTTTGAACGAAGGGTCAGCCGAATCGAACGCCGCAAATATTTTTATCACGCCGGTCTTTGAAACGCTTGCCAGAACAGCCCGTTGGGGTTGCCTCAAGAAACAGGCACAGTTAAGTCTTATTGCTGCCGCACCTGGGACACCGGAAAATCCAGAAGGCGCAACCACGCCCTATCCTCCGCAACCTTGGCGCTATAGCTATTCGTTACCTTCGGATTGCTTATTTGTTAGGCAATTAATACCGCCGCCTGTTGTTTTGCCGGACGGCGCAACGCCAATATTCCCAACGCTTAATACGCCAGGTTGGTTCTGGAATAAAAACATCCGTTATGAAGTGGCGTATGGAACGGATGCGTTAGGTAATAATGCACAGATTATTCTTACCAATTTAACGCAAGCCTACGCGATTTATACGGTTAATCAGCCCAACCCGCAATTTTGGGATAGTATGTTCCAACAAGCTTTTGTGGCGTCTTTAGCCGCATATCTTGTTCCAGCTTTATCGCTTGATAAGCCGCTTATGCAAATGCAAATCGGTATTGCTGAAAAGCTAATTATGCAAGCTCGTGCGGTCGATGGAAACGAAAGTCCTGTGTCGCAAAGCCGCGAGGCTAGCTGGATTTCCGCACGAAATGGCAGTTCTGGCATTTTAGGGGTAGGTCAGAATGGGCCATTTTTAAACTATGAACAAATGTCGTGGCCTCTGTGACCCAGTATTCCGTTCTTCAAGAAGCTTTTGTATCTGGTGAATTGTCGCCCGGCATGTGGGGGCGCGTTTCATTAGAAAAATACAAATTTGGCGCATCGACTATGCGCAATGGGTTCGTCAATTTTCAAGGTGGTTATTCTTCACGCGCTGGGCTTGCTTACATAGGAATGTGCAAACAGGGCGCTCCCAATATTGGCAGCGCAACGCTTAATAATACGTCAAATGGTACGTTGGTAAATACTGGCCCTCCGCGACCTATTCCTTTTCAATTTAGTGTTACCCAGACTTACGATCTTGAATTTGGCGATTATTATATGCGCGTCATATATCAAGGCGGATATGTTATTGAAAATAGCGTTAATGTAACGTCTGTCAGCGCAGCAGGTTTGTTTACGACATCTGCTTCTCATGGCTATAGTATAGGTGACTGGATATTTGATTCTGGAAACACAGGTTTTAGCGGCCTAACATGGGTCGTTAAAACCGTTCCATCTGCCACAACTTTCACAATTGAGGATTTATTCGGAAATGTCGTAACGGCTGCTACCCGCTTCAACTGGTGGAACTGTCGCGCGTATTTATACTTTGACAACTCCTTATCAAGCAGCAGATTTGCCTTATTTGAAATTTGTGCAATCTGCTGATGAAATGAGTTTGACATGCTGGAACCAATCCACGCTTACTGAATATCCGGCTTATGATCTTGTACGTTCTGGCAATACAAGTTGGTCGTTAACTGCCACAGATTTTGGCGCTGTTATAAATCCACCTTCAAATGTTTCAATTTCAGTTTCTTCGTCAACAACATTAAATACTTGGTATAGTTATGTGGTCACTGCAATTGATGCAAACACAAGTTCTGAAAGTATTGCCTCTGCGGTAGTTACAGCACAAAATAATGATATTTCTGTTAATGCTGGATCAAATACTATCTCATGGTCGCCAGTTGCTGGCGCTTCCAGCTACAATATATATCAAGCCACTCCTTATTACAGCACAGGCGGAAGTTTTACCCCCCAAGTTGGAACTCCTTATGCATATATCGGAACGGCATTAGGTACATCTTTTTCAGATACAAATATAACGGCAGATTATACAAAAACGCCGCCGCTTGCGACTAATCCTTTTGCAGTTGGGCAGATTACACAAGTGACGCCTAATAATGCTGGGAGTGGCTATTCCCAAGCAACGGTTGGATATACAATCAATACTTCAACGGGATCAGGTTTTGTGGGGACGCCAATTGTTTTAAATGGCGGCTTAAATGGTTTTTATATTTCAGAAACTGGTCAAAATTATGCTGTTACAGATACCATAACAATCACAGGTGGCACAGGCGCAACAGCAACTTTAACAATTGGCCCAGAAACTGGCACTTATCCTGGTGCTGTGTCTTATTTTCAGCAACGCCGCGTTTATGCTTCGACACAGCAAAATCCAGACACCTATTATATGAGCCAGCCCGGTGATTATACAAATATGGATGCGGCCATTCCTTCTGTAGATACGGATGCCATTGTTGGCACGCCTTGGGCGCAACAAGTAAATAATATTCAATTTATGACACCAATGCCGGGAGGATTAGTTCTTTTTACTGGCGACGGAGCATGGCAACTTGGTGGTTATAATGGCGGTGCGATTACACCAGCAAGCCAAGACGCACAACCACAAACTCGTTATGGTTGTTCTTCAACAGTTGCGCCAATTCCAATCAATTTTCATATTCTTTATGTTCGTGAAAACAACGGCATTATTTACGATCTAGTTTATAACTTTTTCGCCAATATTTATACGGGTTCTGATTTAACGATTTACTCTAATCATCTTTTTGACGGTTATGAAATTGTTAATTGGGCTTATGCGGAAAAGCCCAATAAACTTGTCTGGGTTGTTCGAAATGACGGAACGCTTTTGTCTTTGACTTATATTGCCGAACAAGAAGAACAGGGATGGGCGAGACATGATACAAACGGCATATTTGTAAATCTATGTTCAATTGAAGAACCTCCTGTAGATGCGGTTTATGTTATTGTGCAACGGTATATTCAAGGCAAATGGGTTTATTATCACGAGCGTTTTGACAATCGTATTTGGCTTAACCCCGAAGAATGTTTTTGCGTAGATGCGGCGCTTGTTTATCCGTTAAATTATCCAAATGCGACCTTATATCCCGCAGCGGCTGAGGGTACGTCCAACATAACTTCTTCTTTATTGACATACGGCGGCACTGGCTACACTAGCCCTGTATGCGAAGCTGTTGATTCTAGCGGTGCTGGAAGTGGGGCGACATTTACGGTAACTCAAGTCGGTGGCATCATTACTGCAATTACCCCTGTTCTAACAGGGTCTGGTTATGCCGAAGGATACACGACTTTTGTTATTACCGATCCTACGGGTACGGACGCAGTTGCATCGCCAGTTATAACGAACAATGTCAATTTTGTAGCTACTGCTTCTGTATTTAATTCCGGCATGGTTGGTGACGTTATTCGTGTCGGCAATGGAAAAGCAACTATAACTGCCTATAATTCAGGCACAAGCGTAACCGCCAACATCACAGTTCCAATCACCAATACAGTTCCAAACGATCCTAACTTTACTCCCATACCAGCTAATTATGGCAATTGGTCAATTGGAACGCCTATAACCGTTGTGACGGGTCTTAATCATTTAAACGGCATGGAAGTAACTGGTTTGGCCGATGGCGGCGTTATCACGCCTACTGTTGTTGAGAATGGGCAGATCACATTGGCATCGGCAGCATCTTATATTGTAATTGGACTTGCATTTTTGCCGCAATTGCAAACGCTTTATGTTGACGTGCCACAACCGGGGAATACCGTCCAAACTAAACGCAAAACAATACCATCGGTTGGTTTGCGCGTACATGATAGCCGTGGTGCCTCTGTGGGGCAAAATCAAATAGACGCCTCTACTCAACCGGGCAATGTCAATGTGCCTTGGACGGGTCTTGTTCAAGTAAAAGAACGCAATGCTCTTATTCAAATGGGGCAACCAATACCTTTGGATACTAAAGATTATTTTATAAACATTGGTGGAGATTGGAATGTTGGCGGTCAAATTGCCATTGAACAGCAAAATCCCCTTCCATTGAATATCGATGCCGTTTGCAGTTACATAGAGCTAGGCGACACGAGTGGGTGAAAAATGTGTTTGTAAAAGTTGTCATTAAACATTCCGTTCCGGAAGACATTCAGCAAATTGGTGTATCAAAAAACGTCGATAAATTAGCCCAAAAAATGTTGTGGAAATATTGGAATAACAGCCTTTTTCGCAAAACCGCCTATGTAAATGATGAAATAGCGGCGATTTGGGGATGTTCAGGTAGTTTTGTGGGGCTAATAGGCGCAGTCTGGCTTGTAACTAATAGTCAAATAACGCTTGTGCCATTTGACGAATTTAGGCGCATTGCAAGGGCGGAAATACGAGAAATGCTAAAAGTCTATACGGTACTAGAAAATCCTGCCAAAAAACGCTATATTGGCGTTTTAGGGGTTAATCAATCTGAACCGTTAATAAAAATTAAACGGTTTTTCTTATGAGGAATTAAGATGCCTTTTGCAGCGTTAGCAATCGCAGGCGGTGTTGTCAAAGGCGCTGGCGCTATTCAACAAGCCAAAGCTACGGATCAAGCTGACAAATACAATTCAGCCGTAGCGCGGGAAAATGCTGCGTTAGCTACCCAAAATGCTGATTGGACTGCTGCTGAAGGTGAGCAAGATGTTGGTATGGCTGGTCTTGAAGGCCAGCAAAAATCTGGACAAATTAAATCTGCTCAGGCTGCAAACGGTGTTGATGTAAATTCTGGTTCTGCTTTAGGCGTCCAGCAAAGCCAAGGCGAAATGAATATGCTTAACCAAATGAATATTCGCTCAAACGCAGCAAGAGCAGCTTATGGTTATCAAGTTCAATCTACGCAGGATATTGGTCAAGCGCAACTTGATACTGCCGCTGGTAAGGCAGCATTGCAAGCGGGTGATACGGCAGCTCTTGGTGATATTTTAAGTGCTGGTGGTAGTGCAGGACAGTATATGTCTAGTCCAACGGGAGGAGATGGATATGTTGGCTCAAGCCCTTCAAATCAAGTCGCCCAAGATGTTGCCGAAGAACCAGGGTTTTTAAATGCAAATAATTCCAATTCTTTTAACAATTTAATGGGAAGTTTGTCTAATGGTTCTTATTTTAACAGCGGAGTAACGGGCTAATGCCAATTGGAGCCGCAGTACCATACAATCCAATTCAAGGCGTTACAGAAGCGCAGGGCGTTGCGAATGATCGCATTACAACGCAGGCCACTCCTGCTGATTTTGGGGCGCAAAAGGGTGAAGCTGAACAGCAATTAGGCGGACAAATTCAAGATACTGCTTTGATGTATGCTCAACGTGCGACAGAAGCATCCGCAAATGATAAAATTGTTAACCAATGGGCTCCTACTGCTACCGCGTTAGCCCAGGATTATTACAGCAAACAAGGCAAGGATGCTGTAGCTGGTTTTGATCCGTATATGCAGGGATTGCAACAACAGCGTGACCAGCTTTTACAAAATTCAAGTCCGGCTGAAAAACAAATTCTTAATCAATATATTACTCGCCATATTGCGCAGGAATATGATGGAGCTATGCGTCATCAAGTTCAGCAAATGGACGTTTATGAAAATCAACAATCTGATGCTTTTGTTAACTTACAAGCTCAAAATGCCGTAGCTGCTGGTAGCAATCCAGATATGATTAAAACAGCTATGGACTCCGGTGCTGCTCGTATTCAGGTGCATGGTATTGATCGCGGTCAAAGTCCAGATGTTGTTCAACAGCAGCAAAATGATTTTATTGGAAAGACATCGACGGAAGTTGTCAAATCAGCTGTGTTGCGTGGTGACATAGGTTTTGCAAATACATTTTACGCAAACAATAAAGATAATATACCTGGAGTTAATCAGGTTGAGATCGAAAACACTTTGCATGCCGAAAATCAGAAATATACAGACAAAAATAATGTAGATGCTATTATAAATGGTCAGCCATTACCTCCGCCTTCCGCTGGAGGAATGCCGGTTGTTCAAGTAAAAAGTGCTGTTGCCGGTGCCGCTCAAGCAGCCGGTGTTGATCCTAGCGCATCTCTTATGATTGCTGGCGTGGAGTCGTCTTTTGGTCAGAATGTTGGTAAACGCGGCGATATTGGTCAAACAGGTAAACCTGCTGCTAATATTCAAGAACAAGCTCAACACCTTGTTCAAGAACAACAAACAGCGCAAGCTGCTGCTGATGCCGCTGTTGGCGGTAAAGCAGAAAATTGGCAAATGTACACCGTTTACCAGCAGGGCGTTGGCGGTGGCGTTGCAATGTTAAAAGCTTTGCAAACAAACCCAAACGCTAGTGCCGTTCAAACGGTTGCGCCTTATTATAAAAACCCGCAAGAAGCACTACAAGCCATTCAAGAAAATGGCGGTAATTCGACTATGACAGTCCAACAATTTACCGATTTGTTAAAAACAAAATGCAATAATGTTTACGGGCAAGTAAAGTGCAACACCGTTGATACAAACGGAAATCAGATTGATTTGAGCAAAGCTTTAGTCCAACCGCATCAAGACAAGGGCGTTGTTAATCAGCCTACGACAAATCCTATACAAGCATTAATTCAATTTGAACAAAACTTGCCGACTTATTATGAGCGTGCCAATGGATTGGCCACAGTTGAATCTCAAAAAGGTGCTTTAGAGGGGCTGGAAGCTAAACGCACACAGCTTAAACAACAAGCTGATGCTTATAAAGATTCTCAAACGCAAACTTTGAGGGAAGTCACATCTCAATCAGACTTTATATCTGTTAACGATCCTCGCCTAACTCCGCAAATGCGTTCTTTTATGTCTCAGGATCAAAGTGCATATGATGCTGTTTATAGGCAAGCAGAACGTAATAGAAATGTTGCTAAAGGCACAAATGGCAGTGATGCAAAATACGGCAGTGGATTTTCTTATCTTCAACAAGAAGCTTATGCTGGCAAGCTAAACCAAAGCGATATGTTTTATCATCTTGGTGATGATTTGTCGCAAGAAGGCTTTGATAAATTAAAATCTATTGTAAAACCTACTGTTGGCGGCGGGGATCAGTCTGATAATGATAGCATGGCAACATTTTTAAAATACGGTCATGAACGTATTTTGCATTCCGATTTGTTTCAGAACACACCTGATGCTGAAAAATCTTATCAAGCATGGTTTTCTTCTGTTAGCAAAACAATACAAGATAAACAAAAAGATGGTGTACCTTTAGCTTCTATGCTTGATCCTCATAGCAAAGATTATGTTGGTGGCAGCGTTGGTCAATATCTTGTTCCTATTCAAAAACAACTTGATGATAGAGCGCAAAAAATAAACGCTGGACTGCAAACATTACCAGCATTATCACAAGATCAAATGCGCCAACCTGGAGAAACTCCAGAAGCTTATTTAGCTAGGATGAAGTAATGGCAGATGCAGAACAGAATGTGCCAAATTTTGATGCACAAACCACTCAGCCTACTCAGCCAGCAACGCCAACTCCTGCTCAAAACGACAACTATCAAGATCAGGTTACAAAGCTTCAAAAAGCTGGTTTCTCAGATTCTGATATACAAAATTATTCTGTTAATCAGGCAATAAAATTACGGCAAGCCGGTTTTAGTCAAGATGAAGTTGACGGTTATCAGGGTATGCAAAAACCAGCGCAGCCCGGTGGAACACCTATTTATGGGCGTATTCCAACAGATAAGGATTTTCAAAACGCTGCATCTGTTATTTTGCAAGGTAACGATCATCCCTTTTATGAAAAAGCGGTCAATAGTTTAAAGGATATGTTTTCGCAATCAGGAGTACCGCCGGAAGATGCTGTGAAAATAGCTCAATCGGTTCCATCTTTTTCTCAAATTATGCAAGGCAATCCATCTTCTCCGAGTTTGGGTGATTATGGCTATCAATTTCATCGTGAGCTTGATACGGCCATAGCTCAAGGAGAACAGGGACTTGCTGCTATAAAATCTTATGCGAATCCTAATGACCCTGGGGTTCCGTTTTCCGAACGTGGAACAAATCCTGAAACATCCCAAATGTATCAAAGGGGCGCTGCACTTCAAAAATGGGTTAATGATAAACTTCCTGAGAACACCAAGCTTGTACAAGACAATCCTATAAAAATGGGCATAGCTGGAGGATTTGGTTCTTTGTTGCCATTAGTAGCAACTGGTGGCGTTGGGGCTGCTTTAACTGGTGCCGGATCATCTTATCAAGAAGCAAAAGAGGCTGGCGCTAATCCTGAAAAAGCGTCTGCACAAGCCGCTAAAATGGGCGCTGTATGGGGTGTATTGGGAGTGGCGGATGTCGGAGCATTTTTAAAACCGATTGAGAGATCCGCGCCGGGCGTTATTCCTTGGATTACAGCTAAAGCTGCTCAAGCAGTGAGAACAGGAACTGTATTTGCTGGAACTAATGAATTAGGGGATTGGCTTTCTTCAGAAATAGGTAAAGCGTCAGATATTCCAATAGAATATAAACCTACTTTGCAAAGAGTTGTTGTTAATGCTTTAACTGGGGCTATTCTTGGGCCACTTGCGCCAACTGACGTTAAAGGTTCTCAAAAACCAATTACGTCTGGTTCTGAAGAAAATGTTAAGTCATCTTCTGAGCCACCTACAGAACCACCAGCCCCACCATCAGCCGCTGGCGCAAAACTTACGCCTGCTTATCATTTTGACAGCGATACTTATGGGCTAAAAGACGATAAAGGCAATTTTGTTCAAACTGGTTTTGCCAATGAAGCAGAAGCGACAAGTGCTGCAAAACAATCGCCACAAGAATCCGTTACTGAAGCCGCCAAAGTCGCTCCTGAAGTTGTTGATAAATACAAAAAAACCGTCCAACAAGAAGCAGAAAAACTTGGGTTTAATTTAACTCCAGAGCAACTTGAACAAGCAGCTAAAGTTATTGCTGAACAGCATAATCCGCCTAATGTTGAAAAGCCAAGAACACTTAAAGAAGTTGAATCAAGGGTTCCAAATAAAACACCAGTATTCCAACAGCCAAAACCTGTTGAAGTTTCGCCGCGCCCCGTGCAGCTAACAGAATTGCCGAAATTGCCGCGCGAACTTGCTGGCGCAAAATCAGGGTATAAAAACGCAACGCCTCAATTTGCCAGCGATGTTGATAAAGCCCTGTATATCGTTCGAGATAAATCATCCGGCAAAAGCGCATCGCATGACAAATACGTTGACTTTTTAAAGAACAAAGCTGGACTGTCTGACGCCGAAATTCAAAAAGGTAGTGAAGATGTTTTAGCTGCCGTAAAGCAAAACGCAGAAGGTAAAAAGGGCAAAGTATTAATCCCTCATGTTTATGGTGCTGATAAAAACATAACAATTAATGTGCCTAAAAAACGCACGCTTGCGCCAATGAAATCACCAATGAATGCTTTGCAATTAGCAACCTCATTAGGTGGGATTCGTGATGAAAGTGGCGAATTAAAAGCTATGGATGCTGATAAGCATTTCGGTTATGGTGGGAGGCTTGTCCGCAATACTGGCATGAGTTTAGACGAATTTGGGCAAAAATTACATGATCGTGGTTATGTTAACGAGCGCCCGACAAAAGCAGAAACACTTGAGATAAATCGTAATGGTTTAAACGGAAAACATACGTATGCGGAAGAGGATAGGGCTAAATTAGAAGCTAAAGATGAAAAAGGCCAACAATCGGCCTATCATGAAGATTTAGAACGTCATGCAGATGAAATGGGTATTGATACTACGGGTATGAAAACGGAAGAAATTCGTGCTGCATTAGAATTACAAAACAAAGAAGCAGCTGCCGAACATAATTTTTTGGATAAAGTTGAATCATACAAGATAGGGGAACAAGAACATGCCAATGAAACAATCCCGCTTAGCGCATATGAAGATGGCGAACGAGGCGGCGCAAAAAGCAATGCAGGACAACAGCCTGACGCCAGAACAGAAGCAAGCCGCTCAAGAGCTACAGCAGACGAGTCAGGCGTGTCTGGACGCAGAACCAGTGCAGATGAGTCTGAGCCCTTCCACACAGGAGAGCCAAGCTTTGAATCAGTTAAAGGGGTAGAAGGCGAACAAGCCGTTATGCCCAGCATGGAGAAATCCGCTAAACAAGCTATGGCAGCGCGTGGCGATAAGATAACGCCAAAGGCAGAACAAAGACCTGCTGATGAAGGATTATTTGCTGATAAAGAAGATCGTGGAGATTTTTTGTTTCAGAAAGGCGACGGCATATTATCTCATGCCCCCAACTTGGATGCTTTTACAAAAGACTTATCAGATTATTTGCAAAAAACCCTTCCTAAAGGCTATGAATTTGATCTTACAAAAAACATCATTAAAGACGAAAATGGTCAAGAAGCTTACGGTCTTACGGATCGTCTAAGAAAATTGGTGTTGGCTTCTCTTCGTTCTCCTGATTTAAGGGAAACAATACCTCATGAAATTTTCCATGCCAACTTTGGTCTAATTACTGATAAAGAATGGACTATTCTGCATAACGAGGCTGTAAAACAAAATCTTCGTGACCATTATCAAATAGATAAGAATTACGATAGCAATCAGGAAGAAGAAACCGTTGCTCACTGGTATGGAGATTGGCAAAAAAAACGTATTGGTGCTTCGCAAGAAGCTAATAGTATTTTTCAAAAGATTAAGAATATCTTGGATACTATTGCGTTAAAAATACGATCCGCCTTTGGCAATGAAACTGCAGAAGATATATTTAAAAAACTGGAAAGAGGCGAAATTACTAAACGTGAAAATGATAGTTCTGATAATCAGACGCTTTTTCAAAAAGCCAAAGACGCAACACTAGGCGAAGCTATAAAAGGAATACGCGACACGTTTTCGCCAACCTCAGCCGGTAATGGTGCAAAAAACACCGAAGTAGCTATTCGCGGCGCTTATGGCCAGGCCAAACGTGACAGAGCTATATCGGAAACAGCTTTGAACGAATTTGCGCGTCAAGCCAATGCGATGACGCCTGACGAACATTCTGACTTTTATAATTATGTTGAAGGCCGCAGTAATGGCGCTCAACTAAAAAATAAACAATTTCAGAAAATGGCGGATACTATTCGCAAAGTTTATCAAGATTGGCGCGACAAGTTACAGGCTATGCCAGAAACGCGCATGATGAATTTTGTCACTGACTATTTTACTCATCAATGGGCAAAAGGTCAGGACGAAGAAATTAAAGAATTTATGAATAGCTGGTGGCAACAAGGATCTGGAAAGAATTTAAAAGAACGCAAAATACCGACAATTGCAGATGGTTTGGCATACGGGCTACAACTTGAAGAACCAAATCCCGTTCGCGCCGTATCGCGTTATGTTGGTTCAATGAGTAATTATATTGCATCCGTTAAAGTTCTTCGTGCCATAAACACAGAACTTGGCGGTGCTTTTTATGCTGATGGCATGCAACCAAAAGGTTATATGCCGCTTGTTGGCAGAAATGCAGAACGTATTGAAAATGCAACCATTGACCAAGAAAGTGGCAGACTTATTCCTGCTCGTAACTTAAAGCTTTACGCGCCACGCGAAGTTGCTGATTTGTATAATGCTTTCTATTCAAAAGGATTTGAAGATACAAAGCTTGGTTCAGCTTATATGGTTGCTCGTAATGCAATTAATTTAAATACTATGTTTGAGCTTGGTCTGTCTGCATATCACTTTAGTACAATTAATATGCAGTCTTTCAATCAAGACATGTCGCGCATTATGCGAAATGCTTTTGCAGGAGATTGGCAAGGTGTTGGTGCTGCTCTTAAAGGGTTGGTAACTCCTGGGTTGCATTTTATGCAAGGTCAAAAACTTATGGATCAATATAAAGATTTGGCTGACCACGGCGTTGATATGGAAACAATCGCCAATCTATTTGCTCGTTCCAATATGCGCCTTGGTCTTGATCCTCTTGCCAATGTCAGTTCTCATGGTGGTTTTTATACTGCATGGCAGCGCGGTGAATTGCCTGCATTAATGGATAAACTGAAATCTCAAATAACTCAAAATTATGGCATAGGCGCTTTAAAATCAGGAGCAGAAGTATTGCAACGCGCCGTTAGCGATATAGCACATCCATTATTTAGCGTTTACGTTCCTGCAATTAAAATGTCCGCTTTCCATGATTTGATGGGCGATTGGCTGCGCCAACATTCTGACGCATCAGATGGTGAGATAAGCGTTAATGCTTTGCGTATTGGAAATATGGTTGAAGATCGTTTTGGTGAAATGAATATGGAAAACATATTCTGGAATCAAAAAGCCAAAGAATTATTGGGGCTAACTTTCCGCGCACCCGGTTGGGATATTGGTCTTGTTCGCCAAGTCGGTGGCGCTGGGCTTGATGTGTTTAACATGTTAAAAAATGCTACAAAAGGCAAATTTGACCCCAATAAACTTGATCGTCCTATGTTTATTGCTGCGGCGGTAGTAAACTATATCGCCCTTAATGCTGCTATGACTTATATCAAAACCGGCAAACAGCCTTCAGATCAGACTTACAAAGATTGGATTGCTTATGCTACGGGCGGTATGCATAAAGCGTTTGGTATGCATCCAGAACAAGCTGAATTACCTGGACATGGACGCGAATTATTGCAAATGGCACCTGTTCCTGGTGAAGGGCCACTATCTGGCGTTGAACAAGAAACTGAAAACAAGATCGCTACTTTGCCCAAGAAAGTGTACCAAGATTTTACTAATAAAGATTGGAACGGCAAACCAGTTTATGATCCTAAGTCAAAAAGTTGGGTTCAAAGCACTCCAGGAGTGGCGCAAGCTGCTCATTTGGCAAGCGGATTTGTTCCATTTCAAATGGAGCAGCTTTTTGAAGGGCAAGCACCGAGTTCTAATTTATCATTTGCGGAACGTTTCTTAGGTGTTCGCGCGGCTGGGGCAAAGATTGTAGCGCCAGAAGCTTTAAAAGAATACAACGAACGTCACAATTAAAACACCCGAACACACCCAGCGACAGTATAATACTGTGGAATAACAACCGCTTAAATGGTAAAATATCTGCAAAATTATTTCATGCTGGTGTCCCATTACCATTTCGTCCGCACAATCAAGTTCAATACTGCTGGGTAATGGCGTTACCTCGGAATGGACGCTTGATTTTGTGCCGGATGCGTCTGAATATATTTACGTAACGTACACGAATGCAAGTGGCACCGAAACTGTCCTTAGTTCCTCGCAATATTCAATAACAATTAATTCGGTTGCTACAGGGCAAATTTGGGCATCTGGGTTTACTTTAACATATCCGACTTCCGGCGCACCGATTGCCAATGGCACATCGTTAACGGTTCAGCGCATTTTGCCTTTGCAGCAATTAACATCACTTGAAAATCAGGGCAACTTTTACCCGCAAGCTGTTGAAGCTGGGCTTGACGTTCTTGAAATGCAAATCCAACAAGTCTCAGCCCGTGGTGGTTCCTACCGTGGCGTGTGGGCTACCAACGTCATTTATAATTTTGGCGACATCGTTCAGGACGGCGTGAATGGCGCATATACGAATAACATCTATGTCTGCGCTATTGCCAATACGTCTGGCACATGGGCAACGGATTTAGCGTCTGGGGATTGGTCGCTTGCGTTGAACATACAAACCATCAACGCTTCTGGAACGTATTTGCCATTGGCGGGTGGGACTATTAGTGGGAATTTGGCGGTAACTGGCGGCGTTAGCGCCCCCTATCTTGGCCTCGGCGTTGCGGATGCTGTAACTGGCTCGACAAATGCTATTATTTTAACCGTATCATCAACGCCAGCCACATTATTAGCGGGTCAGATATTTCAATTCCAGCCGATTTACGCCAATACGGGCGCAACAACGCTAACGGTTGAGCCTTTGGGCGCGACCAAGAACGTATATAAGCAATCCACAACGGGGCCGACTGCGTTACAGGGCGGTGAGTTTCAAATTGGGCAGATGGCGTTAGTTGCTTATGATGGGACTGAATTTCAGTTAATTTCAACGAGCAGTACGGCTGTTTCGGGTGGTGGGTATATAGCTTCGACCAATGTGCAGAAGTTTACAAGCAGCGGTACTTATACGCCCAGCGCGGGTATGGTGCAGGCTGTCATTGAATGTTGGGGTGGCGGCGGCGGCGGTGCTGGCATTGGGGCTACAACGGGTGGCATGAACGGTGCTTCTGGTGGCGGTTCTGGTGGCTATTCACGCACGGTCGCAACATCATCTACAATTGGGTCTTCCCAAACAGTTACTATAGGTGCCGCTGGGGCTGGTGGCTCTACTGGTGCCAATAACGGGGGTGCTGGTGGCAATACAAGCGTCGGTTCTCTGTGCATTGCTAATGGCGGTAGCGGTGGCACTGTTGCCTCTTTCGGTTCAGCAGGTGGGGCTGGCGGCACAGCGGGAACAGGTAGTGTCATTCCTGGGACTGGTTCTCCTGGTGGATCTACGGATGGTTCGGCAAGTACCTCAGTAGTAGCATTCGGCGGTTTTGGCGGCTCAACTTCTGTGGGCGGTGGTGGGGCTGGCCCCAATCAACAAACATCAGGTGCGAATCCGGGTGTGGCTGGAACGGGATACGGCGCTGGTGGATCAGGTGCGGCAGGTTTTAATTCTTCTTCAACTGCTGCTGGCGGCGCAGGTACCGCAGGTCTTGTCATCATCACCGAACTCATCAACACCGCCACAGGAACAGGTTCCACAACCGCGCTTACAGCATCCTCAATCAACGGTGGCCAACTTGCTGGACTCCGCAATCGCACTATCAACGGCGATATGCGCATTGACCAACGTAATGCCGGTGCTTCGCAAACAATCACGGCAGGTACGAGCAACCTCACAAATGCCTATACCGTTGACCGTTTTTACGCCGCATGTACGGGCGCAAACGTCACGGGACAGCGCGTTACTGGAACATCACCAGATCAGTACGCATATCAATTTACGGGTGCATCATCGGTTACGGCCATAGCTTTTGGGCAACGCTACGAAGCCACGAATGTCTATGATTTAGCATCGACAACTGCGACATTCTCGGTTCGATTGGCTAATAGCTTGCTAACAACCGTTACTTGGACAGCATACTATCCCGGATCTGCTGATACATGGAGTTCGCGCACATCTATCGCAACGGGAACGTTTACGGTTAGCAGCACACCTGCCAAATACTCAGTTCAAATATCATTGCCGTCCAATGTGACGACAGGGTTGGAAATTGAATTAACTGTTGGCGCACAAATTAGCGGAACGTGGACGATTGCGGAATGGCAGTTAGAGAATGGAAGTACGGCGACTCCGTTTGAGCGCAGGCCAGTTGGGTTAGAATTGGAGTTAAGTCAAAGATATTATCAAATTGGATATTTTGCTCAAAATGGTTGGGTAGGTGCAGGAAGTGTTTCTACTTCATTTTTTGAACCTTTTATTGTTTCACTTCGCGTACAACCAACAATTACTACATCCAATGCATCTGTATCTAACTTTAATTCGATTTCCTATACCCCGAATATTTACGGATTGACAGTGGCAGGTACTTCTACAACTAGTGGGTATGCTATATCATTAAATTATCAAGCAAGTGCAGAACTATGACCTACACCCTCACATCCTCAACCTCAATAATCCGCGATGCTGACGGCGCAAGCATTCCTGTTGACCAAAACAACGTCGATTATCAAATTTATTTGGCATGGTTGGCTGCTGGCAACACCCCTACCCCCTACACCCCCGATTTATTGACGCCATTTATCGCCTCCGTTCAATCCGCTCTAACCGAATCAGACAAAACAATGGATCGTATTCAGGAAGCCGTTTCTCTTGGATTAACGACTGCAACGGCTACTGATGTCGTGACATTCGTTAATTACCGTCGCGCATTACGCGCATTACTTAAATCAACAACCGTTGGCGTGTTGCCGACGAAACCAGCTTATCCGGTGGGGAGCTAATCATGCCAGCAATGCCAATACAAAATTTCACAACAGCCATTCAACGCAGCAATACTTCAGTAGGCACAACAGCATCTGCGGCAGCATTATTAACGACATCTCCAAATTATGTTGATGTAATGGTTGTAAATAATGGAACTAATGGAGTTCAATTAGCCTTTGGCAATAATACTGTAGTGGCTGTTAATACAGCGGCTGCTGGCGGCACAACGCAAACCTATGTCCCTGCTGGTGCTGTAATGACTATCGGATTAGGCAATGCTTCTGGCGTCACTGGTAATCAATATTATTCAGCCATTACAGATTCAGGCACTTCAGGCATTATTCTTCATGTGGGTGTTGGAAGTTAATATGAAAAAACTTCTTTCGCTTGTCTTTCTTGTGATGCTTACGTCTAATGCCTATGCTGGATTGAAGGCTGTAACTACTTCTGGCACCGGCGGTGGCAGCGGTACGCCCGGAGGCTCAACAACCCAAGTCCAATATAATAATGGCGGTTCATTCGGCGGTACGTCTGCCCTTACCATCGGCAGCACTGGCGCATCAGCCACTACGCAATACCATACGGACGTTTCAAACTTAATTGCGACTGATTTATTTACGCAAATTGGCATCGGCTTTAATGATACCACGTTGCCGATAAATGTTGCGGCTGTGCCCAATGGGGTTATCAGTGATGCCAATTCTTGCACAATTAATCCAACAGTCACCTTGACAGTTTCAAGCGGTACAATCACGGCAGCGACCCCTTCTGGTGGTACGGGCTGTACTGTCGGTGATGCTTATGGCGTTAACCAGACAAACGGCAGCAGTGGCCTTTTGATTATTACTGCCGTATCAAGCGGTGTCCCAACTTCTATGGGCGTGTTGAGTGGCGGGTCTGGGTTCACAGCGGCATCAGGCGTGACCCTCAATGCAGGTACTGTTGCCTATGCAAACCTTGTTTTAAGCGGGGCGCTGACACAAAATCTTACGCTTATAGCCGAGGGTGGCAGTCAGGAACTTTTATCCAAACGCTGGCGCATAACGAATAACACTACCGGCAATTATACTGTGACTGTATGTCAGTCTATCGGGCCTGACTCCTGCGGCCCCGGCAGAACCCTTGTTGTTCCTCAAGGCACACTTAATACACAGTCAGTCTATGTGCAATTTGACGGGTATCCGGGCAATGTCGATCTTGTGACTGGCATTACCCAAGGCAGTCAGGGTGGCCTTGGCGTACCGCTCAATAGTTTGTCAGGTTATCTGTACGCCAACGGCACAAACATCGGAACAACGGCTCTCCCCGTCACATCTACAACTTGCAGCGCGGGACTGACTTGCACGGCAACAGGTGGCGCAAATAATGGTGCTGTAAATATCCAGACCACGGCTGGGGTTGCCAATGGTGGCACGACAGTCACAACCAGTTCATATACGATTGCGAGCACTGATAATGCCAGCACACTCTATGTCAATTACACCGGCGGCACGGCGGCGATCACGCTACCAGCGATAGGCACGACAGGTTTTGGCGCAGGCTGGGGCATTAATGTTGTCAATCTTAGCTCCACAACTTCTGTGACGGTGACGAGTTCAACGAACATCAATGCTGGAACAACAGTTACTTTGCCACCCAACACGCAACTTTTCATCAATGGTAATACGGCTGGTAATGCCTATCAGGCTTATGGGAGTGCTCTTTTAAGCACAAATAACCTTTTTACGCTGGGTGCGGCAGGCGCAACCAATGCAGCTTTTACGGTTGACAGCACTGTGGCCAGTGCTGTTGGCGGTCTTTATGTCACAGCTGGCACAGCAGGTGGCCCAGCCGCCACTATTACCAGTGTCACAAATCAAGGGCAGGGACCAAGTGCACTTGCGCTGGCTATTACTTCAAAGACAGCCACTACCAACGGTGCAGGTGGCGCAATATCAATTCTTTCCGGTGCGGGGGGTACGGGTGCCAACACAGGTGGTGTTTTGACTTTAACTGCGGGTGCAGGCGGGGCATTGACAGGTTCCGCTGGTGGTTCAGCAGCATTGGTGGGCGGCGCAGCTGGCTCAACCGGAAACGACACAGGCGGCGCTGTTAGTGTAACTTCTGGTGCTGGTACAGGTACAGGCGCAAGCGGCACTACTCTAGTTACGACAGGCGTTCCCGGAACCACTGGGGCGAGTGCTAGCACAACAATCAGCACACACGCTGGTGGTTCAACATCGGGCAATTCTGGCAATGTCATTCTCCAAACGGGTACGGTAACGTCAGGAACAAGAGGTGTTGTGTCTATTGTTGGTGACGTTCAGTTTGGCGGCGTGGCTCCTACAATATCATCGTGCGGTGGTGGTTCTTTAGCTTCGGGTGGAACCGATCACAAAGGCCAGATCACAGGCATCACAGCGGCTACTGCGTGCACAATTACTTTTTCTCAAGCACTTGGCACAGGCCCAGCTTGTACGTTCAGCGATAGTGCCGGTACTGCAGTCGGCATTTCTTCAATCAGCACATCCGCAGTCACTACCTCCATGACAGCTCTTACCGGGACACTTTATTATGTCTGTTTTTAAAGCTGTCATTTGGTGTTGTCTTTTTCTTTTTATGTATTGTTTAGAAGCTCAAGCCTTTACTTGTTCGACAAGCGCTGTCACTACGCCTGATGTTTCAACAGTACAAAGCAATACTTGTACTCAATATAGCAGTTTGCCTGGTTCGCCATTCAGCGCATGTAATGGAAACACCAATACTTTAGTTACGATCAATACCACCACATATCCGAATGCCTTGAGCAATGATGGCTCAGCAGGCGTTTTTATTTATCGCGCCGGGATTGGGCCAGACGCGCCCGGCACAACTGGCAAAAAATGGATTATCTACCTGCAGGGCGGCGGTCTAGTTTATAACAATACTACATGCGCTTCCCGTCCTATTAACTTATATAGCTCCACTTACTGGACAGGTGGTGGGCAATCCATCATTAATGGGGCTGTGAATCCTAATGAGGGAATTCTCTCGCCATGGAGCGGTACAAATCCGAATTTCTGGACAGCCAATGTAGTTTTGGGTCTTTACACTTCTTCTGATTATCATTCCGGTACCACAAAGGGAACCGGTGCCTTTAATATAGCTAATTGTTCGACATGGGATTTTGAAGGTCAGGCTATGACAGCCGCCATGATCCAGACCTTAATTTCCACTTACGGCCTTTCCAGCGGCGACTCTGTAGTGATGGCGGGAGATTCGGCTGGCGGCGTTGGCACTACATTTCTGTGTGATTATATTCAAGGGTTGATGCCTTCTGGCGTAAGATATCTTTGCACGGCAGACTCAGGGTTATTCGACGCAACCTATGGTGCCTATTCTGCGGGTGCTAGTGCCCCGGCCTATGTGAGCACTGCAAGCCCGACCAGCATACAGACAGTTCAGACCCTTGGTGACGCATTATGGGGCGTTTCTTATCCCGATACAGGTACAATCATAAATAACGGCTCCCTTACTGCCCCGATGTTTTCGATAGGCAGTATTCAGGACGAAGTGATATTATCACAATTCGAGAATATAGGGGACAAGGCACTTGGCTCTCCACCAAGACAAACAAGTGAACTTCCTTATATAACTTATTTTTCGCAGGATTTGTTGACACTCATGCAAAGCGCACAAACCGCTTCGACTAATGGTGCCGGATATCAGCCCTATTCTTTTTTTACCATCAACACACCGGGTCATGGCTGGTCTAATTACAACGCGTGGAATATTCCTGTAAGCGACACTGCAGGGAATGTGACATCGATGGCCAGCACGTTTTATAACTGGTATCTTAATCCATGCGCTCAACCCGCAGGAGTGGAGACGGATGCAGGGGCTTTATTTAATCTGTCATCGTTTAATCCACAAATAACAGCCGCATATGCGAGGCATTAAATGACCATACCTCCACAAATCGCGTCCGAGTTTGAACTGACCCCGCAGCAGACCATGCAGCGGATATTGGAAGATTTTGGCGATGCTTCGATGCTGTTGGGCACGGCGCTTAAAAACATCGCCAACAACCCGCGCGTACCTGCCGATGTTCGCGCCTATGCCAAGCGCACGATTAATGGCAGTAACAGCATCATAGGTTATGGGTAAAAAATGCCAAACCGCCGCCAATGGACTGAGAATGCCGATACGGTAATAAAGGTTATGCGCGGTTCTGGCGCAACATGGGCAGCGATTGGAGAACAGTTAGGATTATCGAGAAACACAGTTATTGAACGCGGTCGCCGTATCCATGCTGAGAAAGTCATTCAGGCGCGCGCAGTGGCCGAAGAAATAACCGTAAGCGACGAACCTAACCGCCTTCCCTTGCGCGCCGGTCATCCTTTGACTTGGGGTTTGATTTGCAATCTGCCGTTTCCGCAACAAAGGTTGTAAAACTTAACCAAATATGGTAGCCATAAAAATATGACAAATACAACCCCTAGCATTGGATATGGGAAAGTCGGAGCGTCTGTAGTAGCGGCGTGGCTGGGTTCCTACACAATGACTCAACTTAGCTTGCACGGGGTTAACTTTGAAGAACTTGGCGTTTCGTCAGAAATTGTCAAAAGCACGATAATTGGTACGCTGGTTGGCTTTATAACATGGGCATCGCCATCCAACTTTGTTCATGTTTTGATTGATATCATCATCTTCTGTAAAGATTCCATTAGACAAATACGTTCTGCTATAAATAACCCGAACAACTGAAGGAGACTAGAATGAGTAATTTTATCGTTAATATTGCTGAAGGTGCATACGACGATGTAGTCGCTGCGCTTGCAACTGTCGGCCATACGCTGGCTCCTGTAGAAACTGCCGTTGTGACTGATGTGCAGGCTGCATTGAAGCAAACCGAAACGCTTTTGGAAAACAATGGTGGACAACTTCTGCTTTCTGAAGCTTTGGCTGTTGTTGATGGTGTTGTGACTGGCAATTGGTCAGCAACTGTAACAACGCTAGTTGCTAATGCAAAAGCTGCTGGCGCTACCACGCTAGCTGAAGAAGAAACACTTGCTGGCAGTACTGCGCTACAAGTTGCTCAAGTTATTAAGGCACAACAAACTGCTGCTGTTGCGGCTGCTCCTGCAACAACGGACACACCGGCTGCATAATGGCTTGGCTTGTTGCTCTTATCAAAGGGTTATGGTCTGCATGGCTTGGTAACAAGACCAGCACGGCTGTTTCCTTTGGTGAGAGCGAACAGCGCAGTCAGGAAGATGCTAAGGTCATAGATTTGATGAATGCTCAGGCTAAAGCAGCGGCTAATGCGCCAACCAAAATGTCAGAATTAATTGCAGAACAGAAAAAGGGAGAGGTTTAAATGAAAACCGTCTCTCTTTTTTTGTGCTTTATTCTCGCCGCGTGCGCTTCCGATCCGCAAGTGATTTATGTTTGCCCAAAGCTTAAATCCTATACCCCGCAAGAACAGTTAAATCAGTCAGCAGCGGAAGATTTTTTGCCACCCAATTCCCCATTGGTAGAGCCTTTACTGGAATGGGCGAGTTTACGGAATCAGTTGAAACCATGTCAGTAATTCAGGAAACAATTATGCCAGAGCACCAAAGGTTTGATGATACACCTCAAGATGATTGGAGCGTGGGTGAAGTTGCAAATTGGGCAGCACGGGCGATTCTAAAACATGAAGCAATATGCTCACAAAGATGGGGCGTTATTATTCGCCTTATGTGGTATGTTTTGAGCGGCATAGGAATGATCTTAATAACAATTTTCGGCGGTTATATTACTCACCTTTTCTCAGCTTACGATAAACTCTTATCTCATGGGTGAACGGCGATGAACGAAAAAATCGAAGGCGCATTAGTCATTGGTTTGATCGTCCTTATTGCGGCTTGGGTTGTTTTAGCGTGTGGGTGAAATCATGCAGTGCGGCGTAGCTGGATTCAACCTTATAAAATCCTTTGAAGGCTTTAGCCCTGTCGCATATCAAGATCAGGGAGGCCGCTGGACCATTGGATACGGCCAAACCGGCGAAGGCATTACCGAAGGCATGACTTGCACAATGGAACAAGCCTGCGATTGGCTTCAAAGCAGCGTTAATACCGTATCTGCAGCCTTAACCCGCATGATTAAGGTTCCGGTTAATCAAAACCAGTTCGATAGCCTCGTTTCTCTCGCTTACAACATTGGCATAGGCAATTTTAGTTCATCCAGCGCATTGGCAACCCTCAATGACGGCGATTACGACGCTGTTCCGGCTCATGTGCAGATGTGGGATGAAGTGGACGGTATTGCCGATGTTGGGTTGATTCGCCGTCGCGCTGCTGAGGTGGCATTATACCAGAAGCCGGTAGAAGCTTGACAGCCACAATCCACATCCTCAATCATTACCGCCAGAATGACCTAAATTCGCGTGCTGAGGCGCTTTTGAGGGATGCTGGCTACATATATGAAGCTTCGTTGATTTTGGCGATTGCAGCACTAGAATTACAGATGCTGCTCATGGGATACAAGCTTAAACAATAGATTTGCGTTTATACTTTGAATGGTATTGCCGAATGCCCTTACCAACGTGTTTACCAAATTGTGGTCTTGAATTAGCGCCTAAACATTTCTTTTCTTCAAGGGCACCTCGGTTAACAAGTCTGCAAAGCTGAACAAACAAGTTCCCTTCTTCAATTTCTTCATTCAATTGTTCCGCCATTGTTAATATCTCGTAACGATCTTGCCAGCAGAAATCGGGCAATCCGCGAAGGAGGAAGTCTTTCACAGATTGAAACTCACCCATCTGCATTAGCCGTGCCTTAAATGCAACATGGCCGTCCGCTTATGAAAATCAGTCACGACCTTGCCTATATAGGTTGCTGTGACTAAATTACCTCGACAATCAACAAACATGACATATCTTAGGTTATTTGGGTAATGCTCAATAGATAGCCAAACAGGGCTAGTTAGCTCGGCAAGCGCCTTATGAAATAAGGATGCGTCCATAAGAACGTATAATATATCAATTTTTACGAAAAATATATGGGATTTTTATGCGCAAGTGAAATCAACACTTTTTATAAGCATCACAATGCCACCGTTCTTTCGCCTAACGCACCCAATTATATAACTGCCATCATCTCGCCAATGATAAACAGATTCATGCGCCACGCCGTTAGCTGCAGTCGTTGTTTTGGCTGGCGGTTCTCTAGTTAGTTTCTGTGAGTATTCGCGGTAGTCTTGCATGGATTTTTGTGGAAATCTTCGATCACCGCATAAAGGTAGCATAAATTAATGGAAAATACCAGCATGCTGCAACAGCCAAACTGCAAATGCCAAGACAACGAGGATTTGCACAACGGTTGGTATTGGTGCTGGTAGGCCCGGGATGCGAGCGACACACCAGCATAGCAATCCGACGACGAGCAATACGATGATGGCAGAGATTAGGAATGATAATGTCATGGGGTGTCCTTTTGGGTTGAGGTTTGTTTCATTAAATTTTTAGCTTTTAGGGTATCAATTATTGCGTAGTAATCCAAGATATTCTGTTCAGAAAATCCTTCACTTCTAAGGTAGCCAATAGTATCTGGACAACTCAGATGGTCAAAGAAAAATTCAACAACATTATGCGCCAATGATGCAGAAACATTTAGCTTGGACATTAGCCAAAACTCTAAATCGCCTTTGATTGTCATGGCAAATTCTGGGGTTAATGGTTAAATCAAAAAAGTGGCGAGAACTGATGGACTCGAACCATCAACCTGCCGATTAGAAGTCGGCTGCTCTGCGCTTGTCATTTCTGTCAAACTATCCAGTTGAGCTAAGTCCCCATTGGCGGAAGGAGTAGGATTTGAACCCACGATCCCTTTTAGGGGATGGTCGCTTTCAAAACGACTGCAATAAACCATGCTCTGCCATCCTTCCGTTTTTTGGAGTTAGTGGTTAAGATAATAGTTAATCAATTTTAACAGCGTTTTGTGATCTACGTTCTCGTCATTCTCGATGCGGTTTAAGGTTGAATGGCTAATGTCCAGCATCGTAGCCATTTCCCTTGTCCCATAGCGATTGGTTTCTCTCCAAGTTTTTATGAGTTCGCCTATACGCATCTGATTTTGGGGTTAGTGGTTAAGCTGCTTTGCCTTCGATATAATCACGGATTTGCCGCTCTACATCAAATAGCTCTTTTTGGGTTTCGATCTGGTCAAGATTGAGAGCAACTAGGTCATCATTACTCTTTCCATAGACATTACACATCGAGATAGCCTCAAGTTTGCGGCTAAGTAATGTTTTTCGTTCTGCAAGTTCTTGTATGGTCATGGCTCATTCTGGGGTTAGAGTGATTTAGCTTCTTTAGCCTTCTGTGCGTTCGATTTCTTGACGTTGATAAACCATTCAACCCCGCCGACCTTCACCCACAGATCGCTTTCGTCCATACCTGAACCAGTATCAATTTCTGTCCCTTGATCTTTTACGGTTTCAAGGAAAGCCATAATCTCACTGGCTAAAGAGGCGGCATTTTTTGTTGTTTGATTAAACATGTTCATATCTTCGGAATTAGGGTTAAGTGTCAATCTTGACACCCTATATATCACCGCTATTGACACCTGTCAAGTGCCATGTTAAGTTGTCAAAAGCAAAAGGGAAACAATGACTGAAAAAGCCTTAATTTCTGACTTTACTTGGCGAAGCCTTGAATCGCAACGCGCCTTATTCAAGGGGATGCCTCTGTATGAGTTGCCTGATGACATGGGTGCTATATTCAGGCCGACGACGCGCCAAAGTGATGATAGATTTTTTGTCGCTAGTTTTGCAATTATTGCCGAAAATGAAAATGGGCTGAAGGCTTTTGCTAAGGAATGCAAAAAGCGTAAGATTGATATTTGTTCTGCCGAAGGCCAAACGCATTGGCGCTGGTATAATCCGGTCAGGATTTTGGTCGAGTGGTGGCGCGAGGCTAAACGGAACGGTGCTGCAAAACGTGGTGGCGAAGTCAAAGCCAAGAAAGACGAGATAATTTTCTGGCAGGGATTTAACAAAATTAAAGACCGTTGGCACTTACCAGCGAAAAAAGAAAACGCAAGTCCGGTTCTTTTGAAAGAGGCGGATACATCGCGCAACACCGTAAGATCATATCTCGGCTACACGCGGGAAGAATGGCAGAGACTTACAGAGGCAAAACGTGACCGTATCTTAAAAAGGGGAATTGTATGTCTGACAAACCAACAGTAACCACAGCTAATCCAGAAATGGTTGAGGGTTATCTCGACGGCTTAGATTCTTCGTCACCAGAGCCGTCAGAAAACCGTTCACGCAGTTATCGCCACGGCTTTGCAAATGGCCGTGATGACTTGGCGCACAAGCCAAGGGATTTAGCCTCAAATCTTATTCAACAAGCACAGGAAGCTATGACGGAGGACGCGAATGCCTGAATCACCAACCACGAACTATGGGGAGGAAAAGGTGGGCGCGAGCCGCTGCCTCGGCGCGTCCGGTGAAGGGCAGCCCTCCCCACCACAAACGACGAGCAAAAGCGGTCCAAAGAAGAAAACATGCCTTCACGAATGGTCTGAAAAACTGATGTCTGTTTTTAATAAGCCATTCTGGTTCTGTGAAAAATGCGGGGTGATGAAACATGGATAATTCACAAACGACGAAAGAAAAATGGCTAATCCGCATTGCGGGATACGGAACTTTTGACTTTGAAGGCACAGAGGAAGAGGCCGAAGAAATGCGGAAGCACAAAGCGAATTGGGAAAAAGGCTCTGGCATAAAATGGCGTGTTACTAATCCAACACTTTACGACAAGCTAACCGAGCTACAGGCTTGGTATTGGGATAATGAGGGCGGTTGTCCTGGTTGGGTTATGACAAAGAAACGGCAAGCTAAACAAGCTATGGAGGCACCAGATGGCAAAGCCGCCTGATTCAGTAACTACGCGATGGATATCCATAAGGCTAAACCTTTTTATGTTTACCTATGGGGTTTTTAGAGGAAATTTAAGCGACGGATGTCCTGCAAACGATGGGGTTTGGAATGGAAAACGCTAAATCTATAACCACGAAACCGGCGTGTGAAACTATTCACCAAGCCGCCATATTGCGAGACGGAGAAATATGGACTTTGCCGCGTCCAGCACGTCACCACAATATTTTATGGGCGATGCATGATGTGGACCACAGCACAAATCCGTCACAACGTCCGAAGATTATAGAAGCAAAAGGCGAACAGGGGTTCATCACAAAAACCGGAAGGTTCGTTGACCGCGTTCAGGCATTTGACATGGCCGTTGGTGCAGGACAATTAATTCGTGAACCATGCGCAGCACCCAAACTTTATAGCGAGGACTTATGGTAAATCCACAAACTACGAAAAAAGCGTGGGGTTTAATAAACCCTAGAACTGGACGCCTTTTGAAAGAGTGCTTTCCAACTAAGGAACATGCGCTTAACCATGCTTCACGGGCTATTGAGTGGATAGGGGGAGATGCACAAGTAATCAGGGTGGAAATACGGAGAGTAGAATGACAAAAACCACGAATGTAATCCCGCTACACCCTGTCGAAGAAAATGAATACGTCAAAATATCGCGTAACGGGGAAAGGTTCTGGCTCAGGAAGTTATCCGATGGTCATGGCGCAACGCGCTACGGCGAAGTGGCAAATAATCTGATTGAGGTTCACCCGTACAAACGTGGCGACACAATCGAGTACAAGGAAGAAGAGGTGTTAGATGAGCAGCGATACTAAAACAGTAACCACGAAACCGGAGCTAAAAATGCAAACCCACTTTGTCCCCGACGACGAGCTTATGAAGCTTTATCGATTGGTGAGGGAAGCCCTTGAACTTAAATTTAAAATCTTGGACATCATGGCTCCTAAATACTTCTCATTCAAAGAGTTACAATCTTCTTCGGTTGCCTACGATATGCGCGACAGATTTAGAGAGAATGAGGAAAAGCTAAGTGCGATTGCAAAACTATTGGAAGGATTCCCCCCATGACAGTAACGACGACCTTCACGCCGGAACAAATCACAGAAATTGAAAACATGATAACCAACCGCATTGTTATTTTCCACGATGCCTTGATCGAGCGTGACCAAATTTCTCCGCCTTCCGCAGCGTCAATGTTTGCCTATGGAGAATCGAAGCCCAAGGTTAAGTTGGAGATTGTAGAGTGAAGCTCGACGGAACCCCCAACCGCAAAGAACGACATCTGCAGCGCACTTGTGCGAAGAAAAAGGTTTACAAAACTTTTAATGATGCTGCGAGGCAAGCTGATATGTACGGTCGGCAAGGATACAAAGAGCAGTATGTTTACTCTTGCCGAATTTGCGGAGAATATCATCTGACTACCGTGCGGTCAGAATCTGTTGAAGAAAGCTATGATGCTTGGGAAATGATTCCTAAATCTAACACATTGGAGGAAAAACATGCAGGATGAAAAATATCTGACCAGAAACGAAGCGGCTAAAAAACTTCAAGACGAGGGATTCCCTGTTGCGGCTAAAACTCTTGAAACGATGGCAAGCCGAGGCGGAGGGCCAACTTATAGAATATGGGGCGCTCAAAACGCGATTGGGAAGGGAGGGGTTGCCCTGTATCTTTGGAGTGAAGTATTTGAATGGGCGAACAATAGACTCAAAAAGAAAGAATCCGTTGCATGACTGACGCTATAACACAAACCACGAATAATTGTTGCGCTGTTAATTTTTGGCTTGGTGTTTTATGTGGAGCTTTCGGTTATTTTATTGGCGGCGTAATCATAGAGGTGTTGAAATGACACAAAAGACTTATTTTAAAACTATTCGGAGCGCATCCTTAAGTTGTTCATCCATGAACAAACCATATACTCAAACATACTAATATCCACAAGCATGAAGAAACGATTATGCCGCCAATGAAATATTTATCCTCAGCTTCACTTTTTCCATTCTGATACGCAAATTCTCGGTGCTGTGCGACATATTCAGCGGTATATAGAGCACCCCCACCATAGGCGTCGCTAGCAGCGTTTCTACGGGGTTCTGTTAATTCAGATACACGGTTTGAGCTTGGTTTTTCAACCAGAGGCTTGCGGGGTGTATTCTTTGCTTTTAGCTTTGATTTCTTTGGCGTATTTTTCTTTGTAGGCATTTTCGGATTCCTTTGTTGATTGGATTTGATCGAATATCTTAGAGCATTGCGGGTAATGGGATTTGAGTGTTTCTACTGTAATCATATTAGTCTTAAGTTGCGTCCAACATAAGGATCGCAACATCCTTCCATGACTTCGTATCTACGAACCATCCCATCAAAGAAATATTCAACTTCTATAATATGGCTCATTAAAAATACGTCCCATATCACGCGTTTTGCACGTCCAACACCACAGTAAAATATATGCGATGGATCATCATGGTTCCAAATTTCAACTAACATGCCAACGTCGATTGTTGGATTGGCTTTGGCGTAGGCGATGATCTGGTTTTCGTATGTGGTTTCAGTTGGCATAGTTGCACCCGCAAAACTTATAAGCCCAATAGAATAGTTCAAACATAAGTCCACCACCCAATAGAACAATAGATACTGGTTCTATCCAATGTATATCCCACAATGGCTGAAATTTAGGGACGAATGGAGTCGGTGGTTTCGTCGTTTGTGAATATTTAGACATTTGCATCTTTCATCATGGCTTCCTCAGCCATAGCTAATACCTGTTCAAAACTTTCTTTGCGTGGCTGGCCTTTATCGGCTCTTCCGCTTCTAAATCCATGCCGGTAGCTGTGTGAGCGATTTTCGGAAGGTTCAGGATTAGAAAGGTCATACCCATCCATGAAGCCTTCGATCATTTCAGCATTGGCTTGTGGCATTGTTGATGTGTCGGTCATCTGTCACTCCCCGCTGCCAATTCCAAAAATCCCTGCGCCCTGAAACGTATGTCAGCGGCAATGACGTTCATCAAAAACTGACATGCTTGCACGATAGCCTCATTGGGTTGAGGCTGTCTTTGCTCCTCATCCATAAGCAGCATAACTTTCATGTATGTGGATTTGAGGTCAGTCATGAAAAACCGCCACAACCACTATGGATATTAGTGTTATTGTAAGGGCGATTGATCCGATGATGTAGTCGATGGTTTTCATGATTAATCTCCGTCTTTTTCTGTTTGCTGTTTTTTCCATTCTCTGTATCTGGCTTCCGCAAGAATTGCTTTACCTTTTTGAATATCCTTGCATGTACCAATTAAACCTATTCTGATATTATGGATTTCTTTGCTGTCGCCGGTCAGGGGGGGGGGGTATTGCGCTTCTGTTGCCATATTAGTCCGCTCCATAAGTTGCACATTGATCTGCAAACGAGTTCATGTAAGCCGAGTCTCTTTCAGATTGTGACGCAAACACGCTAGGCAATGGCTGAGCGCCCATGATGCTATAAGCTTCAACCATTTGAGCATAATCAAGATCCGTGCCAATTTCCTTAGCCAGGCGTTTTGCAAGGCGTAAAGCATCATAGACTTTGAGGATTTCATATGCAGTCATGGCTTTCTCCTAAAGGTTGACGTTAACCGTTCGAAAATTTCCTCTGAAAGGCTGCGCTTTTTCTTTTCGGCGCTCTGGTAGAGTTTTTCCAGAAGTTCAGAGGTTAGCCTAAAGTTCACTTTTTTATCTTTTGTCATTATCAACAACCTTTCTATGAATATGATTGTCGTACAAATCATGTCGTACGTCAAACATAAAAGTGGGTAATTTTATTGCTTTTTTGTCCACCCATTATTGAAATACTGCCCCCTATGTTCAGCACACCAACTTCCTTCAGACGGCAACGCGCAAGCCGTCAATTCGCGGGGTTCGCCAATGATAGCGCGGCAATAACCATTTGCCATAAACCGTTCATCGGGAAATTTGGCTGGCTTGTGAATAATGGGTTTTTCAATAGGAAGTTTTCGGGTTTTTTTGTTTAAATTAATAACGCGATCAACAGTTTGTTTCTCAACTTTTGGTTTTTCCTTACGTTGAAAATGACCATTGATATAACGATGCTTGATGCCAGCAATCTGACAGCGCGTCATTTTCATAGCAATGGCAATGTCAGAATATGACATACCGGCTTCAAGAAACGATTTTATTTTGGATATAACTTCTGGCGTGGTAACTCGACGATAGTGCATCATTGCCTCATTTATTTTTTTCTCCAAAACAGGCTATCAACAAAGCTTCTGCCCTGCCGTCATCTTTAGCTCGGCTCCAATGATGCGCCCATTGAGGGAACATCTGGGATGCTTTCAGGCGTGTTGCGTCCTTATCCTTGGATAGTCCCATGTCGCGCTTCCATGTTGCCGGACGCACAAGTGTCATCGGTATGAGATTGGCTGCTACAGCCATTTGCGCCGTTCCGCAATTAAACCCAAATGCGAACATGCTGGTGGATCCCTGACCTGGCATTGCGCCGGGGTTCTCAATCACAGCCTTCTCGATATTCGCAGAATGCTCATCAATGAAACGGGCAATCGCGTAAAGATCAAGCTGGCGTTTCTTTTTGCCATTGCGTGTAATTTCAAGGGTTGGCATATCGAAAAAGATGATGTCGTCGGGATTGTAAAGGCAGAAAGCTCCGGATAGTCCGGGGTCGATGCCGAGGGTGTATTTCATTTAGTCTCCTTAAAAAGGCGCTGAATCAGGATTAAACTGATATTCTTTGCATCCATTCAAAAGTATTTCTTTCGGAGGAGTTTCGTCGCACAATTCACAAATTCCTTCTTTCAAATGAAAGCACGAAAAGCAATCTGTGTGAATAGGCAATTTTTCCACAAAAGACTTTATCTTTTCAAGCGAATAAAGAAGTGAAGATTTATCATGCGGCGACAACATTGGTTTTCCTTTCAAAATCGTAACCTTTTATTTCTGGAAACTTTCCGTCTTTTTTAACTTTAATACGGGTAGGTGTTTTTAATCCGTATGTAGATATAAATTCTATAATATCATCTATGGATCCTGGGAGGAAAAATCTTTCTCTTTGAACCCACCACGTCATAGCCTTTCCTATGGCAAATTCACTTTTAGATTCAAATGCTATCCACTCGCTAAAATTATACCGGCATTTATAAGTAACTTTAAGAGATGGCGGTGATCCAATTTTTTCATGTTTACTATATGATACAGACTTAACATCATACCATTCATAAATATCATTTGCTGTTATAGGCGCGTCGCTCATTGCCTCGCCAGTGTGGGCTTTCTCTGCATGTTTTATCTTGCGTGGTTGTGGCGGAAACACATACCCACAATCCCCACATTCTGTTGCATGTTGAGATAACACAGACGCACATTTAGGGCATTCCTTGCCTTTCTTATCGCGTGTGACGCGCTGGCCTTGTGGCGGTGCTGTAATATGAGTTAAAGGGCCATGTTGCAAAAGCACACCGGCCATATCTAGAAACAAACAGTCCTTTTTTCCTGTTTCTGGTGATAAACGAAAGCCCCGGCCTGCGCACTGGAGCAGAAGTCCAGGAGAAAGTGTGGGTCTTAACATCACAATCATATCAATATTGGGAATGTTTGTGCCTGTAGTTAAGACGGCTACGTTTGTTGCTGCTCTTAATTTACCATTTTTTAAATCTGATATGGTTTGCTCTCGATCCTTCTTGCTCGTTTTTTCACTAACAGATCGACATTCAATGCCGTTTTCATTTAGCACTCTGGCAACATGCTCGGCGTGCTTAATGGATACGCAAAATATAAGCCATGTCTTGCGATCATGGCCACATTCAATCATTTCCTTGACGGCAGCTTGAACAAGCTTTTCTTCATCAAATACGCTTTCGGCTTCTTTAATGACAAAATCACCAGCTTGCAAATGAAGATTGTCCGTGTTGCCTTGCGTCTTGGCTTGCTTACCGATCATGCGGCACAACCAGCCTTCTTGTACGAGACGCTGTAATTTTAAATCATACGCCACATCATGAAACATAGCGCCTTCGCCACGATAAAGAAGGCCGGTCTTTAAGCGATATTCTGTGGCGGTTAATCCAATAATTCGCATTTTGGGATTGATAGAAAGAAGGCCACGCAAATAAATTCTGTACCCCCCGGCTTCGCTATCGCTTAATAAATGCGCTTCATCAATAATGCACAAATTAACAAATCCACTCTCTATATGTTTTTTTCGGATGGACTGAATAGATGCAAAAGTGACTTTATGATGTAATTGTTTTTTCCCAAGTCCAGCGCAATAAATTCCCGCATCAATGGTGGGGCATAAAGCTTTAAACTCAGTAAAATTCTGTGTTATTAATTCCCTAACATGCGTCAAGCACATGACGCGCTGATTGGGGTAAGACAAAGCTTCCTCGACAATCTTCGCATTGACTATGCTTTTGCCTGCGCCGCACGGAAGGATAACAAGCGCGTTACCTGATTGGTTTTTTTCAAACCAATTCATGAGAGAATCAAAAGCTTCCTGTTGATACGGACGCAATTCAATCATTGCTCAACCTCAAACGGAATAACACTCACATCAAAGTCACAAGGAAACACGGGATTATCATTTTGGTTCATCCATCCTAAAGCTGATAAATCCTGTTTTTGATAACCTGTAAATTTTCCTGCTGCCGTTATTCTCCGCAAATGTTTCGTGCCGTTAGAAAATACTTGCCACGCAAGATATATTTTTCTCATTTCCAGCACTCCGCTTTAAAATTGCAAAATTTACAAATATAAAAATCAGAATTTTCGGTAACGCGGTCAGGAGCAAAAGTTGCATTGATAACTCGATGCGCTCTTTTCAAATAACCGTTTGCTCTTTCTGTATTCAAATCTGTGCGTACCGATATCATGTCTCGACCGCCGGGCAATGCACACACTAAATAATGACGGTCTAACCCCATTTTTAACATGTATATTTGAGCCTGAGCATAGTAAACAATGTCCCAGTGCTCTAATGCGCTTTTCTCTCCGCGTTCGCGCTTTTCTTTATCAAGTTTTTTAAACTTATCTTCATTGCAACATTTAACTTCAAACAAATGCGAAGTTTTTGGAGCTTGTAAAAGTCCGTCAATAATCCCGTCAATATGCCCTTTGAATTTACCGTCAAAATCGGTAAATCCATTTTGTCTACTATGTACTTTGACACCTGAAACTTTATTTAACCTTTCAACAACAAGTTCTTCGGTTCTGTGTCCGTCCTCAATAGCAAATACACCCTTGGCTGTTTTTTCTTTTTCCTCATAACCATTAAACGAATACCAAATGGCACGTTCGCATAAATGACCTATTTGCGAAGCACCAAGGTAATCGCGTACTGGCTGTTGCGAATTTTCCAGTACAGCGATTCTCTTGGCCTCCTCAATAGTCGGATCAAACTCAAGGCTAGAAAGATCAACCATTTTCTCTAATCTTTAGAAGATTTTCCCCTGCAAAAATTAACGATTTCGCTAAGCTATAAGCTTCACTACTTCCGTTAATTTTTAATACAACCTTATTTTCCGTAGCCTCAACATCAAAAGGATAACCTTCGTTTTCTAAAGTTAAAATAGTAAGAGTAGATTTTTCCTTACCCCAAGATTCTATTTTTACGTCCATATTATTAAAATGGACGAAGGATGCTTTTGCTTCTGTCATCGACATTTTTTCACCAAGGGGTTTTTTTGCTTGATGTTTTTGTTGGGGTTGCCGTATTGCCTGAAACAGATACGCTTCCAATTGCGCGAATCTTGTCTTTGCGGAACACAAGAACATTGCGTGGCTGTCCTTTTTGATCCGTTTCAAGTCCGACAGTAACAATACACTTTTTGTGATGAACGTCTTCGCTGTTGCTAACGCCCGGCTTGCCAACGGTAGCCTCACAAACGGCACGCCATTCGCTTTTGGCGATATTAACAGCAACATCGTTTTTATTCCACAGGTTGAAGTTATGAAAAATAACGCGGCCTTCATGTTCGCCACCATGAATAACCCACTTGGTTGACAAATATTCACCGTCACCGGCTTTAGTCGTCTTGCGTTCACTATCATCAATATAGGCTTGATATTCCCCTGGTGGAAATGGGCTGTTATCTCCCAGTTCCTTGGCGTTTGACATATCGACATCTTCTAATTGTGCCATTTTATTTACTCCTTGGTTTTGGTCTTTTTCTTAGCATCCGTTGTGGCTGCATCAGAAGATTGACCGTTATTACCCATAAGGGTATTGGTAAGAACTTCGCTTAAAGCATCCCATGTGAAGGGAACTTCAGGCGGAAGACCGTATCTATTACCAGCGATGAAAGCAGGGCTTTCGACAAGATGCAAAGCGCGTTCGCCGCCTTTTGCTCTTTTAACCTTCGAATTAAACCCAACATCTTCGCTTTTTATAAATACTTCGTTGTTCACAAAAGCAATAATGTCTGCCCATGCCTTTATGATTGATCCAGTCTTTTCGTGAAGGTTGATGTTGTAACGATCATAACTTTCACTGATAGGGTCGTCGTGACGGCGAACGACATCATGTCCTATAAGTAATATCATCATCTTTCGTTCTTCACGAAGCATATCAAGCCCCTGAAGTACCTGTTTCCAGATGTTGACGGCAGTTACATAGCCAGCCCCATAACCAACATCGGCTATGCTTGACTTACCGTGTTCTTTCGCTGCTTGCATAAATATAATCTGTTCAAGCAAATCAAGGGTATCAACTGTCAAACAAGTAAAGTCATGCTTTTGTTCATAAACACTTTTAAGAACAGCCATAAACTTGTCGTAATTGTCTAAACTTTCTCGCTCGACACGCGCAATATTCACAGCACCAGAACCACCCTCGACATCAAGAAGAAGGTTGTTAGGTATTGTCGATGCGAACGTGGTTTTACCTACTTTGGCAGTTCCGTAAAGAACCACACGCGGTGGAAGGATATTTTTAGAAGCTTTAAGGTTTGATAATTCAATCATTGTCGTCATCCTTCATTCCAAGAATTTCAAAAGAGGGTTTTTTGGGCGTTACAACAAGCGCAGGTAAAAGAATCTTGTAAACATTGGGCTTGTGTTCTTTTAAATATTTAATTGATTTATTGTCTGGCTTGTATTCGCTGACAAAAGGCCACGGATCATCCTTCGGAAAATTTGCCTTACTCAGAAGCAAAGTTTCTTGGTTCCATTTGTAATAATGGCCAGTTTTGATTTTAAGGTCGCCTTCTTTGAAGGTTCCTTCTTCGGGGAGTTTGTCTTTAACTGATTCGTAAACGGCGACTTCTGCCTTAAACAAATCTTCCTTAGCTTGCGCTAAATTAACCTTCGCGAGACGAAGGTTTTCTATCAGGTCTTGCATCTTATGTCCTTTCCGTTAGTCTCATTGAGAGACAATTAGGGTTTGACGATAGGCAATAGTAGGCATATAACAATTTCCATGTCAACAATAAAAAAACAGAATCTTACGCAATTAGAAGCTGCCCTATATTTAGGGGTTTGTCCGAGGACATTTCGCTATTGGTTGGAAAAAGGCGTCGCTCCTGTAGGTATTAGGTTTGGCACCAGAAAGCTTTATCCTGTAAAAAACCTAGATAATTTCAAGAAATATGGCGTAAAAACCTAAAAACTGACTTAGGTCGTCCTGTCGTTTTTATGTTCATTTCTTCTATTTTCCCGCCCTCAACAAGAGCCATTAATATTTCATTGCGATCTCTATTTCTTACTTCCTGAAATTTATTTATAATATCGGATTTTGATGTCCATTCCGTTGTTTCGTCTTTCGATTGATCTCTTAAAAAATTAAGTATGCGTTTCGTGTTGGCCTGATATTCATTTGATGAAATATTGTTTGTGATTGCTGCAATCATCTGGTTTGAGCAATGTTCAGAGATATCAATTCCCCATTGCATATTATCATACGTTACAATGCCAGAATCGCTACATACGAGCGCCAACTTACGAGCATGCTCAGCAGCACGAGCCATTATTGATGCACCTGGTTGACCTTTCTGTTCGCGTTTAATGGCTTCCATTCTCGTATGACGTTTATAGTCTTTAATTAATTTTGCCGCTTTCTGATCTGGCTCTACAATGCGTGGTCTGATTTCTAAATCCGTGTCTCCCTTTGGCGCTGCGTTCTTAGGCATATCGCGCCACCGAATGACTTCATTAATAATATCATCTGGCACGTCAATGACATTTGTTCTTTCATCTTCTTCAATTGAATAATTGCGACTTTCAAAAACAAGCAACCTTGCCAGAAAACCATCAATGGCATCGCTTCCTGTCATGGCCTCATAAAAATGATTAGGCACCGATGTACCGTAAAGGCTTAAACATGGTTGAATAATTGGCTTAGGAGGTGTTTTTCCATCTGTGTTTGCATAAGCAAATCCAGCATATACGCTATTAGCTGACGAAAATAATTCAAGCAATGAAGTGACAATATCTCTTTCGTGGTTTGCGGCTTTAAAGCTTGTCAATTGTTTTAATACGCGCCCAAATTCATCCCAGCCCAAAAATCCATATCCTTTGCATTTGTCCCGCAAGCACGACACCAATCCGGCGCTTGAACGCGGCAAGCCCATAATATGATCTTCCATACCAACGGCGTTCAGTATCTTTGTGGCAATTTTTCTTGCATGATCCTTTCCAGCTCCGGAATAAGCTAGACCAATAGTATAAAAATTAGTTCTTAAATCCGTTTCTGTTCTCACACGTTGCGCCATAATAGTCCCAGCTAATCCTATTGCGCATCCCATAGACAAAATGGGCTGTGGCGTAATAGCCGTTTTTTCCATATATTCAGCTAGTAATGCAGGAAGCCCCATGCCTTTCAACAAACGAGCGGGGAATCCTTCTATTTCTTCTTTTTCTGGCTCAATTGTGGCAACGGCTTGCGGCTTTGGATTCCAGCCTGTCATTTTTCCATTGAGAACAAAATCAGGAATGTTTTCTATTTCATGCGCTTCTGGGCGATACCCACCGTCATAGGCGCGATAAAACATTGTTGCTATTGTTAGGCCAGTTCTTTTAAAACTTTCCCATTTACCGCGCATTTCTGTTTGCTTGTATTTCTGCGAACGGCTTGACCAATGATCCCAGAATGAAAACCCTTTTTCCCCCCACCAATGCTTCTCGTAAACACATACCAATTTCAATCCACAATGCATAATCATTGCAATCTATAAAATTAAGCGCATCTGAAATTTCTTTTTCTTCCGCATCATCATAAACTTGATTATATTTTGGTTCTGCAATTGGTAGGGGCTTTGCTCCGCCCTCAAACAATAAAGCTATTTGAAAAGCAATTGCGCTTGAAACAGTTGGCAAATCTTCTGCCTTCACTGTTTCCATTGTGCCAGCGCCAATCCATTCGTAATTCATCCCGTCAGGATGTATTGAGGGAGGCAAGACTAGTACTCTGCGTTGATACCACTGCT